TGAGGCTTATTGGAATAAACATTATTCTGTTGATGGTGGTAGTATGCAGGAGATGTATAATGGGGAGGCTATAATAAGCCTAGGTTACACTTATGCAGACCCTACGACTAACACATATTATCACTACACATACAACCTAGCCTATAGACCCATATCTGGTGCATATGACCAGATTAGACTAGCCAATCCGGGGGCAGCAATCCAAACTACTCTAGTCCCTCCTACGCAGCCTACACATATTAAGTTCCCTGATACGGAAGCTGCAGCCCTTGCAGCTACTCGTGCCATTTACTATTCAGAGCTTGATGCTGCCTTAGCTAATGTTGTTGCCTCTAATCACTTGTTGTATGTACCTACAGTACATACTTCACAAATTACACTAGCATTTAGTGTAGTTAATGGTTTAGGGGTAGTGACTGGGGCTATGAAAGCACATTGGACTGATGGGGCAGGCGCAGACCATATACTGGTAGATAAACAGTTCCAAGGTACTGGGCAACCCTCGTCTAATTCTTCCAGCTTCCAGCGTACGGTAACATATTCGCCTCCTAACGCACCCGACCCTAATACAGTTATAGGTAGCTTACCTGGAGGTAGTTTTGTAGCTCAATCTGGTGCTAGGCAGGGGTTCTCACCAGTCTATGACCGTAGCTTAATACTGGATATAGACCAGAAGAACTGGGGAAGTATGGACTACCCTCACAGACTACTAACTTCCCTACAGGCAGTAAACGCAAGGTCACTGTCACCTTTAGGGGAGCAGGTTACAAGCTATACTTATGATAACTTAAAAGCTAGCTTAATAGGCTTAGGATTCTCGTCTGGTTTATCCCTACAGACAAATAAGAATGGAATGTCTGTCATAGAGTTTGGTGACTTCGGAGTAAGCGAGACTGGTAAGACCCGAATGCTCAATGCTATGGCTCAATTTAGTCGTGAGACTGGTGCAGTGTTAGAGGTTATAGGTAGTATAGATGGTAATGGGCTAAGCTCATTGCTACATATAAGTGCCGCTAGTACCAATTCGGTAGCAGACCTAAATAAAGTCTTGACTGCTAAGTGGTTTAGGATTAGGGTAAAAGGACAGTTCAATTTAACTGCGTTATCAATAAGCGCAGAGAGTGGAGGTAAGCGATAATGTTACAACCAGTACCAGCTTTAGTGGGGGCAGGTAGCCAGATGCCACTTGTTACTACTCAGGGGGCAGGGAATCCTGCCCAGTTACAGCAGCTAGCCAATCAGATTCAGCAATCTACTGGCGCTATAGGGCAACTTCGTAGTGGAGCTCAGGTTAGGGCAGATACTAAAGCATCCACCGACTTAATGCTAAAGCAGTTCAATGATTCTATTATTCCGCAGATTACAGCAGCTGCCCAGAATGCAGGAGCTAGCGGCGATGCATTAACTGCGCTGTTGGCTCAGAATGCTGCGGCTAACGCAGCTGGACAGGCAGGAGCGAATATAGCTAATGCTGTAGCCTCTAACGAACAGTCCAGAGCTAAAGCAGCAGATGCTCATATGCAGCAGCTTAATAATCTATTGAGTACCTTGCAGCAGGCTCATACTGCAGTATTAGGGCAACAAGCACAATTACAGGGCATCTATAATACGAATTTGACTAGCGCTAACAATGCCAATACGCAGGCAAATGCAAGTATGCATAATGCACAACTATCAGCGGACGCTCAACTAGCAGCCCAGTATTCTGTAAATGCTACTAGCAGGGCTAATAATAAGAATACGAATGACACTCAATGGGCTATTGCTAACCTTAAAAGTAATCCCCAAGGCGGAGGGTCTGGTTATATCAGCCCTTTCGTAAAGCGTAAGTGATTGGGGGTAATATATGACTAATCTTAGAGATTCTTTAGCCTTGTTAGGGCTAGATAATATCCCTCAAGGGATTAAGCAGGATTTAGTAAAGCTTACTGCAGATAATCCAGGACTTGCTAAGCAAGTGACAACCGACCAGACGGCTATCACCCCTGAGTATGGTAAAAAGACCACACTAAAGGAAGCTACTGCTACCTTAAAGCGTGCTACAGAAGCGGTTAATAAGCCTATCCATTCCACTATCCCACTAAGCTCACAAGCTAAGAAGGAGATTAAGGCACACCCTGCGGTAGAAGTTCCCAAGCTGTTAAAGACTGCCGCAGGTGAGCTTGACCCTAGTAAGTTAGAAGTGGTCATGCCTAGTGACCAGAATGGGCAGACTATCTACAAGATTAAAGGGACTAATCACTACCTTAATATTCCTGATGATAAACTTAATGCGACTGAGGTAAAACCTAAGGGCGTAGGGGTGCTGAATATTGTAAAGGATAAAGGGTATCCTGACCCTGTAAGCAATACGCAGCAAGATTATGCAGCTAAGTTTACTACTCTAAGGGACAACATTTATGAGCAAGGCTTGCAGAATGACCCGCTAATGCAGCAACTGGTACAACTAAAGGCTAATGCGGATAATTTCATCGGGCGTGACCCTCAAGCAGCTATTGACTCTTTGCAGTTAGCTAAGGATATTGCAGGGCGTAAGGCTAGTATCTATGCCCTAGCGGAGAATCAAGCCAACTCCGACCCTGCCGTAAAAGCTGCTTTAGAGGCACATAATAATGCCCTATTGGCACAGCGTAAGATGGCAAGTAAGGGGGAGGTTAACTCTAGACAAAAGGCAGACGCCAATTACTTGCTTACCAATACAGACTTGCCAGCGGCAGCTATTACGCATATGGTAAGTGGAGCTAATGCTCAAGAGGTGAATAAAGTAGTAGATAATATCCTAGCTGGGAATGTGCCTCCTGTAATCAATAACTATGTAGGCGCATCAGGTGCAGTGGTTAATGGATATTATCGTAAACAAGCTATCGCAGAAGGTACGCCTAAAGAGGAAGCTGTAAGGCAGACTAATATTGTGACATCCGTAAGGGATGAGATTATAGCTAAGTTTACGGCTGGTCAACTACCTAACCCTGAGGATAAGTCCTCAATGGTTACGGACAAGGCTATGCTACCTAGTATCATCCAGCACGCCGTGCAGTCTAAGCTGGCGGTAAACCTGCTGGATAAAGGGCTGCATGAGGCTGGATATAAGAGCCTATCTAACTACAAGTCTTTTATGGAGGGTAAAGGGTTAGATTACCATACCATGCAGACTAATGTAGGCTCTTTACTTACTGAGATATTTGCCAAGGCTAACGTGATTGATAAAGGCGCAGGGCTTACGCCTGATTACCTAGCCGAGGAGAAGAAGAAGGCTTTGATTAAACTAGGGCTATACGGCTCTGAGGGGTTATTTTAATGACGGCTAACAATATAGATTTCTTAAGTAGCGCTAGTGAGTTGGATGGTAGCACTGGCAATAACTTCTTAACTGATGCTCTAAAGCATCCGCTAGATGCGGTAGGCGCAGTTATCACTGATGTAGGGGCGAGCCTATACAACTTAGCCTCCCTTACTGGCGTAGTAGACTATAAATCCCAATCTGAGGTGTTAGACTTTGTAGCTAATGCAGGGTTCACTGGAGTAGAGCAGTACTACACTAACCACCCTGAAGCTACTCAGACTCTAGGACTGATTGCTGGTGGGTTCATGGTAGGTGGTGCTGGGGCTAAGCTTGTAAACTGGGGTCTGAGTAAAGGCATGTTCCTTGCAACGGATAGTGCGCAGACTATGTCTAGGACTATGAAGCTGAAACATGCAGTGGAAGTACTGGCTAAGGGTGAGGCTGGAGTGGCTAGTGAAGCTCTGAATGATGCTGTTAAGGCTTATAAGTGGTCTAACCGTGGTAAGGTGTTCAGGGATGGCGCAGCTAACATGGCTGCTTTTGATTTAGTATTCAGTCAAAGTTATGCGTTAAAGGATGCAGGATTAAAGGATATGGCTTGGGGTATGGCTATTGGCGGTGCGGTTAATGTGGGCTTGAATGCAGCCGCTCGTGCTTATGTAGTGGTGAAGGATGCTACAGCTGACCCTGCAGCTAAATTAGCCAATGCAGTACTAGATAATACCGCTGAAATCCCTCGTCATGTACAGGGTACACTGGGTGAAGCTGCTCATATTAGTGCGCAGGCTAAGGTTACTGCGGAGATGCTACGTACGCATCCAGATATTAGTAAACCTGTTAAGGAAGCTTTAGAGAATAAAACGCGTGTTGATTTAGTGCGTCAATTGGACTTAGTGGATAAGATTACTCATAAGGACTTGCGAGTTAAGCAGGGGGACAGCCAAACCCCAGAAGCTATCGCTGCAGGCTATCACTTTGAAACTGAGCTTCGTAGTGCAGTACTAAAGCATGTGGATAGTGTAGATGTACTAGCAGGTGCTAAGTGGGTTAAGCCTTTTAATCCTGATGAGCATACGCACTTCTTTGGGCATCCTATTGAAGACTTGTTAGCGTCTCATGAAATCCCCGCTTCAATGCACAAGGATTTGTTCAAGGCTATCCATAATGAGCAGGCTAAGGGCTGGAAGTATAAGGGTAACTCTAGCGCCAATAAACTCTCTAAGGCTCTCAAGTTGCCTCAAATCGTAATTGAGAAGGTGCATAAGCTTAATAATACAGTAGCACTAGATGCGCGTACTGGTGAAGTAATCTCCTTAGAAGAGGCGCAGAATATCGCCACCGCTGCAGACTTAGGTATTAAAGAGGTTAAGGCTGGGGGACATAGTACCCTATTGGCTGGGCAAGTGCAGTATAACAATCAGCAAGCTATCATGCGTGCAGTGAAGGCTGTGGCTGGTAGTGTGAAAGTAAACCAGCGTCAATTAGATGCTGCTAATATAAGTGGGTTGTTGCATTATAAGGCTGCTGCATATCATGGTAAGGTAGCTCGTAACAGTCCCATGAAGCATGAGGATATTATTAAGGCAGTGGATGCGAAGTTGCTTAGTCGTATCGAGGATTTAAAGCAGCAGGGTAAGAGTAACTTGGAAATATCCTTGCGAGTCCATGCAGATTATAAAGCCTTAGATAAGGCGGAGCTTAGTAAGGATGTTAATAAAGCTGATTTACTGTTACCTGCTACTAAGGAAGGCGTAACAGCAAGTGATATTAAGGCTATGGCGGTAGTGGAGGGTGATGCTATCTTAGGTCGTAGTACTGTAGAACAGGCTGCAGCCCTAGATGCGGATGCAATTAGAACTGCTAACAATGAGTTCATGAGCTTCTATGCAGGTGAATCTGATAGTGCGCTGATTCGTGCGCAGTATGAGCTTACCAATGGAGGCTTCGGTGCAGGTATGCGTCAAGGCTTAAGAGGCTTGAACCCTGCCATGTATGCTAGCGATACGGCGCTCAGTAAGGATATGGCATTACGCCATCAAGGGGATATTGTAAACCATATCTTAGCTTTCGGTAGTACTATGCAGCATGAGATTCAGAAGGGCGTAGAGGCGGTTACTAAGGATATTAACACACGCCTAAAGCAGTTAAGTATGGATAATGTAACTAGGGTTAAGTGGAATGAGAGTGAAGCTATCCTTAGGAGTATTCAGTTGCATGGTGATGAGGCTATTATTGTACAGGATGGCGTTATAGGCATTACCAGAAATAAAGAGTTCGAGCCTATTAAAGAGCTTGAGACTATGCCTAAGGAGGTAGTAGATTTCTGGGATAACTTCCAGCATACAGTGTCTGATGAGGTAAGGCAGCATATTAACTTCCAGCGTGGGCTTATGGGACAGGAGGAAGCTGTACCTAGGGGTATTAAATTACCTCCTAAGAATCTAACCAAGAAACACTTAGCTTATGCCATTGACCCTAAGACCCATGATATTACATTGTATCATGCAGATACGGCGCAAGCTTTAGAGTTATTGGTTAATAAGGCTAAGCAGGACTTCCCTAACCGTGAGATTCTTACTAAGAAGTCGCATTTAGATAAGTTTAATAAGATTCATGACCATGTAGCCGTAGGTGAAATGCGTGCAGCAGATTATAATCAAGCTAAGGGTAGGACTGTACATAGTAGCGTGGATGCTTGGACTGGGCAGATGGAGGCCTTCGTTGAAGCCAATGGGCAGTATTTGACTAGGTTGGGTAAGAAGAATGCTAGACTTATGAACCCTGAAGTGATGCACCATTTGAAGTTAATGGATGAGATTACGCCAGATAGGATTAAGTTGTATCAGGACTTAGAGCAGACTGCATTTAGTGGTAGTGCTTTAGGAAATCATAAGTACCTATCACAAGCCAATGATTTGTTTAGCAATGTGATAAATGTTACAGTGGATAAGCTGGATGAGCTTGCTGGTAATCATGTGCGTGCTGTGCTAGGCGTGGGGGGTAGAATCCTAGGTAAGAAACCCGAAGGTAGTTATCAAGAGCGTGTAGCTTCTGTTATGGCAGACTTCGAGAAGCAGGGACTTACTAAGGAACTGCCTTGGAATAATCAGGTGGATGCGTTAGCTGATACTATGGCTTATAAGAAGCTTGGTGATAAAGCCACCGCAGTGATTAGTACTAATAACTTCCTAGTGGCTAGTCTTGCCTTACGCTTATGGGACTGGTCACATACAATGGTTACTGTATTATCTGCGCCTATTACCATCCTAGCCGAAGGTGCACATGGCGTAAGTGGTAAGGTAGGGCAGTTTTCAGCTACTAAGCTTATGTATGAAGGGGCTAGAAAGGCTTTCCACCCTGAGAATAGAGGCATGATGGATGAGTTGGATAGGCTAGGGATTACCAATGCAGAGGTTAGTGAGGTTAATGATTTCCTAGCTTCACAGATTGCTAAGCCTAAGCTAACCGCTATCATGGAAGGGAATCCTATATTCCACTTCTTACAGAAGCCTAGTCAATATGCAGAAATGTTTACCCGTAAGCTGGCGGCAGGTAGCGCACAGGCTATTTATGAGGCTGAGCATGGGGTAGGTAGTGCAGCTAGTGGTGAAGGCTTAGCCTTTATTAACGCTTTTGTAAAGAGGTCTATGGGTAACTATACTACGGCACAACGCCCTGCTATCTTTCAGGGTAACTTGGGTGCTGCGGTAGGTCTATTCCAAACCTTTACATGGACTATGGGGCAGAGTATCTTCAGGGGGCTGGAAGCTGGCAATAGGTTGAGTACTGCATCCTTACTAGCAGCTCAGGGAAGCATCTTCGGCTTGCGTTCCTTGACTGGGTATGATACAATCAACCACTATATGGGCGCATCATATGGTGAGAATAATGGCGTAGATATTACAACGCACATCTATGAAGGGGCAACCTCGAATAGACAAGCTGAAGTGTTGTTATATGGCGCACCTAGTACACTGCTTAATACATCCTTGTGGACTAGAGGCGTGCTATCTCCACGCTCACCTATTACCTTCGATAATTTCGATATGGGGGTAGCGATAGCTGCAACTGCGCCTATCAAGACGCTATTCGATATGATGAGTAATGTGTATAGTGCTGCCAGTCATGGCACACCTATATCAGCCAGTCTAGCAGCCGCCTTTCAAATGCAGACTTTATCACGACCTTTAGCTAGGTATGCGGATATGTTTGTAGGGCATAGTATAGACCAGCGTGGTGGTACAGTAGACCCTGAGACTGGGGTTAAGTTAAACTGGGCTACATTCGCTAGGGCTATGGGCAGTCGCAGTTTGCAAGAGCAGGTAGTAAGGGATGCTAGTTATCAGCAGTCTTTCTATCACAGTGCAAACTATACCGCTAGACGCGAAGTGATGAAAGCTCTTAGGTTAGGTGCTAACAAAGGGGATGCCCTGCGGGAGTACATGAACTTAGGAGGTAGTGTGAAAGGCTTTAATGTAGCATTGAATAAGCGTTACATTGAGGACACTGAAGGGAAGATGGCTACGCTGGAAGATAGCCGTTTGAACTTAGCAATTAGTGCTGGCTTGTACTAGCAGCACTTAACAGTTGGCGAGGGTTGCAGGAAACGCTGGGAATTGACTCCTCCCTAGCTTAGTACTCCCCTCGCCATTTCTTTTTTTATATAATACCGCAAGCTACAGCTTCTTCATGTGTTAGTGCTTCGGTATCTATATACTCGGATTTCATTTTCATAGGGTGTGTTACTTTAGGCAAGAACTTAATCTGGCTATCAGTCTCAATGGACTGAATCTTATCAATAGACTGTAACCCCCTTAGGATAGCAACTAGGTCATTCTGGCTTGATAAATCCTGTGCTACCATTTTCCATAAGTCGCCTAACGATAGTGGTACATTACTATGATGTAAGGCTTCCATGATAGCATTAGATGTACCTGCGAACTTACCCTTCCCGAACTCACCAAGTGCCATAGGCATCTTACATTCCGCGCTATATAGCATAGTATTAGCTATAAGCACATCCTCTAACGTTATGGTCTTATAGTCTGGTCTGGAGGATAAGCAGCGTACTAAGCAGCAGATTCGTAGTAGGTGTTCATGGCGGCGAGCCTCGTAACCCTTGAATCTAGGGTCAGTAAGCTTAATTTCCTCGTCATACAGGGCTGTTATTATATCCTTAGCCTCGGATGTTAAGGAGAACTGAAACTTATCTCTATGTAGGGCTTTATAGAAGGGTAGAGAGAGTTCTTTGAACTTAGCTCTAGTTCCTCCTTTAGGGAAAGCTAAGCGTCTGCGTGTAGGCTCTCCATAAATCAGGATGAGTTTAGACATAAACCCTTGACCTAGTAACTCTGGTGGGAAGGTCATGCCAAAGCCTGTAGGCGTAGCACCTGCCAGTAAGTTAACGCAAGGCTCTTTAATATAAGCACTCTTGCCATGCTTTACACGAGTTTCATAATTACTTTTACCTTCCCATAATCTACCTAGTAAGGTGATGAAATCTAGGTTATTCACACCTAGAAAGTCTTGGATTTCATCTGTTATAATGAAGGTTTCAGCGGACTTAGGGATAACAGAGGGCTTAACCTCACCTGAAGCATCAGTGCATAGTTGGATACCCTTACTAGCATCCATGAGGTCTTGGATAAGCTTTTCTTTTGTGGTTCTATCCGCTGCAAAGGTAGCGTACTTATTACCCTCCAATAGCTTGCGAGCTAGACTGATAGCTGCCCCCTTACGAGTACCTCCTCCACCGATTAAGAGTGTATAGATTGCAGGGTATAGCTTAAATTGTCCTACAGGTAAATATCCACGCCTACCTATAGCCGCCCCCATACATGACAAAATACTCCAACGGTGGTATTCCGTTGGAGCTTCTGTCTCGCCTACATAATTAAAGTAGTCTTGAAAGAATTGCTTAGCCATATCAATGACAGTCCTTCCAGCAATAACCTAGATTGCCGTCTGTTGGTATTCTCATAGGGTGTTCAGGGTAGGTCTTAAAGGTTACAGGTATATCCATAATACGCTGTACCTCACGCTGATACCAATCTACCTTATCCTTACCAATAGATTCTTTAATCTGATACCCTATACTATCATGTACTTGAAAGATTAGCATGAACTCGCCATTAGATGGCACTTGCAACTCCCAGAATAGCTTAATAAAGGATATATTAATAATTGATACAGATAAGTTCTGTGGCTCATGAGCAACTACCGAGCGTAAGGTGTTATCAGAGCTAGGGTCGCCAAAGAATATGCGTGTCCAACCTAGCTGTGAGGTTAACCTTCCCTTAGTGATTAGCATAGTCTGAACCCTATCATACCATAAAGGAATCTGGTCGTAAGTGGTACGGTATAGGGACAGTAGGTAAGTAGCAAAGGTGAAAAGGTCTTCACCTTGTGGGCGGTTAAGCTCTTGCTGGGCGTGGACTAGCGGTGCAATACCATAATCCTTCCTTACGCTATCAATGAATGTGTTACCACGCATACAGTAGTTACTGCCATGAATAATCTTCTTAATAATCTGGCGGATTTTCTTAGCTTCCTCCATAGTTATACCAAAGAATAGCTTACCGCAGATGCAATAGAAATCATCTTCTGATTCTAGGGCTGCGATTAGTTTACGGTCATTGGCAATATACCCTACGCATCTAGCTTCAGACTGTGACTTATCACTCTCTCCCATAATATAACCTTCGTCTGGGATAAGTGCAGATTTAAGGTATGAAGGCACATTCTGTACTTGTGCGCCGTAAGATTCAGATTGCTTATTACCCCAACCAAAGGAGGATTTATTGCAGGATAATCTACCCGTCTCAGTACCGTCAATTCGGTAGGAGTATAATAAGCGCCCGTGGAATAGGCGAGCTTCATAGTAAGTTGAGATTGCCTTCTTACTCTTACGAAGGGATAGGATAACCTCAATGAACTTAGCTAGTAGTGCATCTTGTTCAGCTAACTTAGCCATAGTGGTAGCATCAGTGCCTCCAATTACGCCCTTAATGCGTACAGGTCTTGCTCTTAGCGGGCCGTAGAGTAGTGCCTTTAACTGCTTAGGTGAGTTAATATTTACCTCTAACCCTCCACACATAGCCTTAAAGTCTGCTGATAAGCGTTCTACATCCTCCTGAGCTTTGAGTTTAGCGGCATCCCGTTTAGCCTCATCTACCCTTAAGCCATGCAGGTTGCACCATAAGGTTACAGTAGTAAGTGGGAATAGCATCTGGTAGTTCTTATACGCATAATCTGGGTAGGATTTAATCATCTCCTCCAGTGCGATTAGCGTGTTATAGCAATCCAGCGCACAATACTTAGCTCTATCCTTACCTACCATCTGTTTCCAGTATCTTGCGATAGGGTTATAGTAAGCTGATACAAAGGCTAGAGTCTTAGGCATTTCTGCAAATTGGCAATAGAACATATACTCTGTATCTAGGATGTAGTTGCGTACTGGCATCTGATAGCGTGCGAAGAACTGATTATCGTAGCAGCCATTATGGAAAATCTTAGGTTGGGGTAGGTTATTAGCATCCTTAACGAATTGCATGACTTCTACGGAGATGGTATCTAAGCTACCAAACTCTGCAATGAATGCTTGAGGTGTACCATCTGGCATACGCGCACAGTAGCCTACCATATCCATGTGGATATGCTCTGTAGTCTCAATATCAATAGACATATACTCAGACTTAGCCAGAATATCTAAGCAGGCAGCAGCATTGGCTGCAGTTACATTGGTAAACTCTGCGCCTTGTGGTAAGCGTTGGATAGCATGAGGCGTAAAGAACTTCTTAAGGTGCTGCGCTATTACATGCTTACCCCAAGACTTGGTATGTAGGTAGTGTAACGGAAGCATAATCATGGTAGGGCGGGTTAGCCCATCTTCCCAAGTTAGCATAGAGCCTGCCCACATCTCAGGGTCAATCTTCCTAGCCCTACCCAATTCACTTTTTACAATAGGATAGACTGCTTCTGTATTGGCGATTAGTACATAATCTACCTTAAACCTATCACAGCGTGTGTTAATCTGGTCTGGAGTTAAGGCAGATGTGGCAGCGATAACACGGTTAATGTTGTACTTAGCCAGCATGGACTTAATCATGGGTAGGTGCGCTGCATCCCGATGGGGATGCAACACTAGCGCAGTCTTATACGCTGTCATTATCTAACTCCTCTACGGAAGTAAGTGCATAAGGCAGTGTACGCTGTACGGCTTGTAAGGTTACTGTATGGTGCGTAAGGCAGTACTCGCAAATTAGTACAGGCTCATTACCAGTCCTTGATAGCATCAAGCATTTATTAGGCTTGTTACAGACATCGCACTTAGTGCGTAGGATGTAGTTTACATTAAGACTCATTTTGGACTCCTTATTAGTACTTCAATATTACGCTTAATAGACGCAATCTGCGCCTCATGCTCTTTAATAGCATCTCGCCATACCTTTAACAACTCTATCTGATGCTTGGATAGCTTAGTTAGCTGCCTATTCATTACGCTTCTTCCATTTCCTGTAGGCTGTTACCAGAGTATGAGGATTCCTATTATGGCGATTACCTGCCTTGGCAGCAGCTACCATAACTGTGTACCCTTTACCAGAGTTTAGAAACTCGTGCATACATCGACAAGCAGCTTCATGCTTAAAGGGGCGAGTTACCTTTGCACGCCCATAGTTCCCATGCTTAGTAGCCGCATGATGCTTAGCGTACTCCTCAGGAGGGAGCGTACTAAGCCATTTAAGGTATAGCCTGCGCAAGTAGTCCCCTGCGATGGGAGGGTTTAAGGTAGCCGCAGCTTTACGAAAGGCTTCTAAGGAAGGGAGGTCTGACTTTGCATACTCCTCAGCTAGTAGGAACGCCTTAATCCTTTCCTTCTGGCGCTGTTCCTTCTGGGCTTTACTATCCAATTTAGGCTTAGCTCTGGATTTCGATTCCATGTCATAAGCTCTTGGAGTATGCTTTACTCTTACGCCCATCTTAGCGTCAAGTTTACGCATACGCTTAGCATCTATCTTGGGCATAAGTAGCATTAGTCTATTACCTCCGCATCCTTAGTGACTTCCTTCATTAAGGCTTCAATTTGCTCTTTACTACCAATAGGCTTAGTGTCCCGTCCCACGAACTCCACAATGCGGAACTTAGCATCAGTAAGGAATGCGTGTGCAATCTTAGAATACTCTAGGATAAAGGCATCCATTACGATTACCTCCTCCTTAGTGTACTCGTCCACTACATGCTCGTGTAGGTGACTTACTAAATCTGGGTGCTGCTCGATAATGTTATGCAAGAATACCTTATCATGTACATCCATATCTAGTGGACGGCGTAGTTGTACTAACAACGCTTTATCAGGTACTTTATAGGGCTTTACTTTATTACTTGTTGGCATGGAATATATCCTTTCCTATTTGGATTTCACCTTCTGGGGTGATTAGCATAGAAGCATACTCTGCGCCTCTATCCCATATGTTTAGCAAGGCTTCGCGTAGGGTAGCATGATAAGTGATAGGCTGGTCATACCAGTGTACCCTATACCCTAGCCCGCCATTTGCGTTTTGTTTCGTTTTATTTTTTCGCTTACTCAATAGTACCTTTCCCCCTTTTAAGATGGATTCTAGGGGCATTCTCGCCCCGATTTCGGCGGCATCCTGCGTTCCTACACCCACCCCAAGATTGCCAAAATCCTTATCACTATTTAGCCTAGACCATACAGTGATAAGGAGGGAGGCTTACGCCCCCACTCCCATTCGCTATGGCTAGTTTACAACTGAGCTTGACGCGAAGTGCTCATGTAGTTAGTTCCATTATGCTCACGGTTCTTAACCAAGCATGAGATTTGCGTACCTTTCAAGGCGGTAATAGCTTCACCTAAAGATACCCCGTCAGCCTCACCGAATACATTAGTAAGGTAGCGTTTGAAGAAAGGCAAACCTTGCTCGTTTAGGTTAAAGCGCTCACTGTTCATGCTACCTTCATCCACTGGCGTTTGGTTAGCATCATTCAATGCTACAGTTTCCAGTACGCTATAGGTTACAGTTACGGCTACACTTGCAGGCTTATCATCCTTAGCAGGGTATTCCTTAGGTTCAGCCTTTACGATTTCCAAGTGATACTCTCCATTTGGAAGGTCTAAGTATTCTGCTGCGGTTTCAACTTCGTCCATTGATTTATCTAGCATAGAGTCCAATAATGACATAATATTATCCTTAGTTACGATTCGTTATCGTTTAGTGTTATGATACTGGTAATCAGGCAGAGCCAGTTGCACAGTGCTAGTCGGGCTAGCACACCCATTAGTGGCGTAGTAGTAAGTACACACTAGCCACAAAGATTAAACTTACCAGAACAAGAAAGGCTTTCCATTCAGGGTACACTAGAACATACCCACTAGGTCGGTTTCATCTTCCATCTTAAAACCATCACGGTCGCCTGATACAGTGTTAGCCTTGTAGGTAGGGCTGCTACCAGACTTCATCTTCTTCATCTCGATTGAATTGTATATCACGGTGTCAAACCCTTTGGCTACCTTCATAGAGAAGTTACGCGTACCACATAATGGGATAGTCAATTCCTTCTTAGTATCCTCTGCCTCGTTGGTGGTTACGTGCGAGATACAGATTACATTAGTGCGTAGCTGCTGAATCATACCAAGGAAGTCTGATAGTAGACGACCTTGCTCACCGTATTTAGCGAATGCGTTACGCTCCCCAGAAGTTAAGGCTACGGCTACAGCGAATGCACTATCACCTAGCTGCGATAAAGAGTCAATAACGATTAAGTCGTTACCGCCTAGCTCTGCGATAGGTGGGAAGTGTTCGGTTGGAGCTTTGGCTACCTTACAATCCCTGCAAGCTACCTTACCATGTGCCTCGCAGATATCAATACCCTTTAAGTTGCTTACTACCTTTAGCATGGTGTCGATTGCTACAGGGTTCTTACAGGTATCAGGGATTTGGTAGAGAACTACCTTATCCATTTGCTCATCTGTTAGACCCAGCTCAGGGTTTAGTAGGGTACTGCTACCGTTTTCAATATCGAACCAGAAGATGCGGGTTAGCTTATCCGATTTAATAGCCGTGCCTGCTAGCCATGTCTTACCCGTCTTAGGTTGCCCATAGATTAAGGCATGTTTGAGTTTAGACGATGTTAGTGCGTGTCTTGCTGCAGCTAGCTCTTTTAATGATGCCATGTTATACTCCTTTTGCCAATGTAAGGGCGTTGTTGATTAGGTCATCAAGTTCAAAGTAGAATTGATACTCTTTAGTCTCCCCGTTTATGGGAGCATTATGGGTTAAGTTGCACATGCCATAGTAAGGACAAGGCTTACCCCAAGATAAACAAGCTCCGCCATTCTTAGGGAACAGTGAATTATCTAGGTAAGATTCAATACGCTCTTGTTCTAGTTTAAGACTCATAAGCCATTCCAGCCTATCCATTAGATTCTTCTTGAAGAAGAAATCGTGGATGGTAGGGCGAAAGGCTTCAGCCTTAGTACGGTGTAGCTGCGCCACTCGATAATGAATATCGAAGGTAAGTTGAGGCTTATCATTGTGGCAAATAGCGTCAAGGATGAGAGCATAAGCTAACCCTTGCGCAGAGTTCTTAAAGTTTACCTCAAGGTTAGATGTCAATGAGGAAGTCTTAAGTTCTAGTGGGCGATAGATGCCTGTACTTGGCGAGTACATTACAGCGTCTAAGAAGCCTACATAAACCATCTTAGGGGATAGGCGAATGCAGAAGGATAACTCTACCGCTGGAATACCATTAAATACTGCCAACTCCCAATCTGCTGGGTCATCTTGCCCGTTAAGTTTCATAGGCGTATCAGCTAGAGCTTGTACAATTACATGAGCTTTAGATAAACTACGGATGTTATCTTCTAGTGGTGGGTAGTAACCTAGCCAAGTCTCAAGGATGACTTTATCATCTTCGATATCGTTAGTTTCTAGGTAGGCTGCATAGCCGCGACCAACTGCTGAACCTAGTGACAGTGCGGGGCTAGTATCCCGTGGCGCATCAATAGGGTGGACTTTGTACAGCTCAAACTTGCGTGGGCAAGCTGATAGTGTGTTAAGGGATGAGTAAGATAAGATTAAATCATCCGCAGGGTTAATGCTGACTCCTGTTTGTGGCATACTGTTCTCCCTTACCAGTCGCTTAGGTCAAGGTCTAGATTATCTAAGTTTACCTTAGCCTTAGTAACCTTCTTCTTGGCTGGGGCTTTCTTCTTGCGTGTAGCTGGTAGGGATTGCAGTAGTATATCTTGCTGCATACGCTTACGCTCCGCCGTCACAAGTACCCCAATATCTTCAGGCAGCAACATATCCACTAGGTGTGGGGTGTCATTTAGCTGTTGCTGTAGGGTTAGCAGGTGTTCCTCTACCTCTCCCATGTCTGATTCCAGTAAGGCATCGTTAATCTTATTTATTAAAGTCTTGACTACCTCTACGCTCATCTTACAAGTCCTCCGCTGGCTTTACATTTATAATTCCGTCAATAGGTGTACAATTATCCACTAGGGAGATTCGCACCTGTAGGGTATCTTCACCTTCTAGTAGGATATAAAATTGTAGCTTATCATCTGGACGCTCGTTCTCTGGTAGCTTAGCAATCATCCTACTACGGGTGTTACTGATGCGGCTCTTCATTGTACCATAACTGTGGCAACTCACGGTTACAATGAGACTGCGGTGTTGCTCTAGCTGGGCTAGAATATCTTTAGCATTCATTATGTTAGCTCCTTATAAGAGTTAGTTGTTGCGCTTGGGGGGATTGTATGCGATTTTTACCGCATATGCAATTTCTGATATTTGGCGGATTTCTCTGATATTATCCAATCCTTATGTAGCCTGATGGCTTCGCAGCATAACCATATAGATGATTGATAAGAGTGTACTACCTTATCAGCGCATCCTAAAGCATGGATGAAGGCGGCATTGATAGCATCATCTTGGTACTTCTTGCGGCAATCTGGACAGGAAGGGACTAGACTACCTTCGGGGGTAAGGTATGTGCCTTGCCGAGCTAGACACTGCACGCAATATGTACCTGCTAGTCTGAGCTTAGGTAGGTAGCGTGAACGCGGCTGAATGTGGTACTCATTATCTCCCACTTGGTCTACGGCTACCTGCAGGTTATAGCTCACGGTATCTACGGCTTTCAGGGCTTGGATATCGGGGAATAGGGATAGCCTAACAGCAGCAATGGAAATACCCCCCAGTGGGGGGTATGGTTGTTTAGTCTTTTGGTAAGCCGACATCATGACTAGCTCCTTTAGCCTTTAGGGATTCAATAAAGTTCTCTAGCTTTTCTTCTGCCGTGCTACCTTTAATGCGTTGGCGTTTACAAGCCTTAGCAATAGTTGCTTCCTGCGTGAAGATAAAGGCTGATTGCTTAGCACGAGTTATGGCAGTATATAACCATTCACGGTTGGCTAGATTATGGGTTGAATGTACCAAGATGTACACCTTCTCCCATTCACACCCTTGTGCCTTATGGCATGTTAGGCAATAGCCTAAATCTAAGGCGTTGACTTCGCCCGCACTAGATAAGATTAGCTCTTGTCCATCCTCTAGGGTTATGTGGATAGAGTGTGAGGCTGCCAATACCCGTTCTTCGGCTTCGCCTACAGACTGGTCTAGGATACCATCCAATGCTCCCGTGTTATAAGTGAAATCTAGGTCTTCATCATCTAGTGAGATGTCATCATGACCGTTAAGGTAGCCGAAGCGTGATAGGTTAGTGGATTCAGGTTGGGGGGCATTGCCTAGGTAGTTACCGTTTAGGTTAATGGACGTGATACGCCCCTGCTGTTTAGATGTAGCGTCATAAATCCAGTCACCTACAGCATAGTAAGACTTTTCAAATCCCGCTATAATTTCATATACTGGGTTAGTGTCGCCTTTAGCATAACGAGCCTTATCCAAGAAATCCGCGACTAGCTTGTTTAGCATAGTAGTACCTGCATCCCCCTTATTATAGGGAGATAGTAGGATATGAGCTTCAGGGTTATAATCCCCTTGCGTGTATAGACGGGCTAGAGTATTGACTACGCCTTTGGCTAGCCGCTCAGCCCCTACAGGCTTATTAGACTTGCCCGTCACAATCTGGAAGTCATCTGTATCAGACTGCATTGTGCCATGCTTTAGTAGGCTATGAGCCTGACGGATGATTGGGGAGTCTAGGGCTTGGCGATATACATGAGTAAGTTCTACAGTAGGTAGTTGTACCCTGCCATAGTTAAGGATAGAATCCCCGAATACAGGTTGGAGCTGGTTAAGGTCTCCTAGTAGGATGATTTGACAATCGTCCAGTAGCGCCTTCCTTAGAGTCTTCCATAGGTTAATATCAACCATTGAAGCTTCTTCTATTATGAGTAGCTTTAATGGTAGCTTATTGTATTCGTCACGGCGAGGAGTAAAGCGCATCTTATCCTTTCCAGCTTCATCATCATAGTAGTATTCTGGAGCTACCTCTAGTAGCTTATGGATGGTAAGGAAATTACTACCTAAGGAATCTTTAAGCTCTGGTGTGTTATGGCATAGATTACCGTACATATTGTTTACTGCACGGTTAGTATACGCTACGAAAGCAATGGCAGGCTTAACCTGCTGGTCGTTCACGCCACCCAAAGGGTTACGGAACTCGACCTCTGGTAGCGTACGGCGTGTACGCTCGCCCTCAATCATAATGCCATCGCCTGCGAATAGCTTGGCGATGGTGGTTACGGTTAAAGTCTTACCAGTACCAGCCGCACCTGTTAGCACAAAGGATTTGCCTTCATTGGCGTACTTTACTGCCAGTTGTTGCTTGTCGTTCAGCGTGATATGGTTAGGCGTAGTGTTAGTGTTAGTGTTAGGTTTAAGCTCTTGAGCTGCTGCTAGGGCTTTCTTAGCCTTGATTGCGGCTAGCCTTTCCTTTAATGTCATAGCCATGATTATGCCCCTTTCTTAGCTTTAATAGCTGCTAAGCGCTCTTTAAGTGTTAATGGTTTATTATCTACCGTTGCTTTAACTTCAGGTACAGGGCTATCCAGTTCATCGGGTAAGTTATCCCATTGGCGTTGCAGTTTAGCAAAACCGTAGTTTAGCATTGCGCGGGTCTCTAACGCTTTACGAGCCTTATTAGCCTCAGCAGTTCTAGCGAAGCTGATAAGCTCATGCTGTAAGAAGTTGGCTACCTTAGAAGGGATAGCCTCGCTAGTGATAAAGCCAGCGATTTTCTTACGCTGTTCCTTATTAGTTACTCCGTAGCGTAACATTAGTGCGTTAGCTGTCTTTAATTTAGTCTTGATATCCTCACAAGTAGTACGAGCTACCTGTTTAGCTGTGTCATCCTCTAAGCGTGCGCTAAGTGCCAGCAAATCTTCATCCTCAAAGGTGATAGATTCGATGCCTAAGGAATTAGTTTGTTTTGTTAGCTTAGGCAATGGAGCTTCAACTGGCGGAGTGATTGCGTACACTAACGCTAACAAGGATTCACTAAAATATTGTGCCTTGTTATCCTGTTCTGTACCACAAGGGACTGCTGCAGTAAGGGCTAACTTAGGGGCGTTGTCTAGGTAATAGGTTACGCTGTTCCAGTTGGTTACTAAATGCTTCAAGGCTTTAAGGATTTGGGCAGGTTTAGCCTGTTTGCATACTTCGGCATTTGCGATGCTTACAGTGTTTAGGTTATCGCTATGCACTAGGCGATGCTTAGCATCCAAAAGGGTAAATAATGCACCTACCGCTAAAGGCAGGTTAGCTTTTTCTAGGATAGTTTCAGACTTGAATGTGTTAAGGGCTAGGTTAATATCAGCCAATGGATGCTTATACTCAAACACTAGCGAAAGTGCCAGCTTAGTGTTATGTTGTTGTGAGATTACGATTCCAGTAGTAGGGCAGACTAGGTTAGATTGGCTCATTTCTTACCCCCTTCTAGGTTATGGCGCAGCTTAAAATTAGCAATATGTTTCTGCGTTGCTTGGGTTAGGCTAATGTTAGGCAGTACGCTGTAAACTTTAGTGAAAGGGTTACACTGTCCTATTAAGAGTTCATAGCTGAAAGCATAGATAGTTGCGCCTATCCGTACTTCGGTGTAGTTTCCAGCCCGATATAATCGGGGAGATATTTTAGGTTTGTTAGTCATAGCTTAGTCCTTGTGTCTTGCTAGTCTAACCGCTGCAAGGCATCATATGGTTTTTTGTCCGCCAAAAAGGTGGAACTCGTGAAATATACAGAAAACGGGGGATATTGCAAGCGTTTATGGGTGATTCAGGGGGTACGGGCGGCGGCGTTCCGCCGATACACGAAAGCAAACACCCCATAAATTGACTTTAGTTTTTTATGTGCATAAATATAAAGGCTAAAAAGAAAGCTTGATAAATCGGTTAATTTATAGGGGTTATGTAGTGTGAAGTGTCATATAAGCTAGCTATACTGATTTAGCCGTCCAATTCCTCGAACCAGCCTTGAAAATGATAGTATAGGCTTAGCGTTCGGTAAAGCAGCCACTCGCTGCGCTATGCTTGCTCGCTAGGCGTGCTTGACTCTCACTTAGCCTATACTGCATTTTCCGCGGCGGTACAAGGAATAAACTATAAAGCAGAACTAAACTGCACGGGGCGCGCCTGAAATGTAGGCTAGATAGTATAAAAGAAAAGGGCGACTGGCATGTGCCAGCCACCCCTTCTATGGTGCGCCTAGTGTCCTGCTGGATGCTTAGCAGGTCGTGCGGTTATGTGCCAGCGTATGCAGTCTGCCATAGCCCTGCGCCTTTCTTTGCCCCACGCTGCGCCCACTTTCCACTTTAGATTACCAGGTTTAATGTTGCCGTAGCGAATAGCAGGTGCTAGTTCATAACCTAAGAGTAGCAAGTCGGCGGCGGTGGTCGCCGTGTGTGCATAGTCCTCGTCTAGCGGTGTGAAATCCTCTAGGAACAGTTGACGGTTTAGGTTGATGGCATGGTTGCTGTGTATGAAGGATAGTTGTACCTTATGCTTACCTGTGGATAGTATTTCGACTATACGACCAGATAGCACATGCACCCATAGCCCCTTGATTTCATCCCCACTCATTAGCTTCCTCCTCATAGGCGTTAGCCTCTTTATTAGGTACTACGCCGCCACCGCTACAATATACGCACACACTGACCCCCACTCGGCATTCGTCATCGCAGGCTGGGCAATAGGCTAACCCGCGATTGCTTAGCATGGTACGGTATAGCTTACCTGCTGGCGCAGACAGTTTCCAGTCTGGGCTTCGTAGGCGATACACCTCAATGCGCTTACCCTTATTCTCACCGCGCACATACTCACCCTTTAGGTACTTGCCGTTAGGTGATAGCATGATGATGCCAATGCTAGGGGATATGCGGGCTGTTACCGTTAGCGTGCGCCCTTGTTCATTTATTAGCTTCACATTCTGGCTTACTTTGTTATCCTTATTCATTATCCCTCACCTCCATTATCCTCTAGTTCGTTGTAAACTAGCTTAGCATAGCCTGCAATATCCAGCCAGCTATCCGCATATGCAGCATCGCCATTTGTGATTCGGGCTAGCTTAGAGCATATCATATCAATAGCCTCCTGCTGGCTTGGACTAAGGTTATCCTGATTTAAGACATCCTTTAGTGCTTGTGCGGTGGCAGCTACATCCGTAAAGCTACCGTATACTTTATCACGCTGGTTTAAGGTATCTACTACCTTATCCTCATTAACTACCGCCATCTTATCCCCCTTACTTTTATTGTATTCATCTCTAAGCTTATCGTATGTTGCGCTAGCTGCAGTCTTACACTCAGGACACAGGAATCTACCTTGCCATGTATCTACTACACCCTGTAGGCAGTTAGGATGCCTGCATTTGATTAGTAACTTAGGCGCTTTAATATTACCATGTACAAACTTACCACAGTTTAGACATACCTTAGTCTCATGACTAGGCAGGTAGGTTACTGCGGCGCATGCACAGTTACCGCATACTTCATAGGTTTTCTTATCACTCTTATTACACATTAGCCTTTCCCTCCTCAATTAACCAGTTCTTAGCTGCATTTAGTACCTGCATTAGCTCTGCCCTAGATGCGTACTTGTGAGTGGTGTACAATTCATAACCTACCTCACCCTTAATAGTTACTTTCTCTAGGTTCATCATAGGCTTATCATCTAATTCGAACCTAACACCTGTTACTACAACCTTCACATGGCTTACTGGTTCATCCTGCATAATCTCATTACTCTCAGTCATAGCACACCCCTTTCTAAGTATTCTAATGTAGCACGCAGTGATAATTTCAAGTCTTCCTTACTAGCCCATTCATGGCTAGCCAGCATCTGATACCCCTGCTTACCATCTACATCTGATTGTTCTAATGTAAACATATCCCTGCCAGCTACCTTAACATTTACTGCCGTTGCTGTTATTACTGCTATAGGTTCAACCATACCCTACTCCTTCACCTTTAGTTTATTCTTGTTATCTAAGATGTAATCTATCCATACATCCTTATCATTACCATGTGGGTGTATATAACCTGCAACTACACCCCTTTTATCCACTACCTCAAGGCGCGTATTAGCATCTACTATATCCATGCTGTCTGGTACACTAGCCTTACCCTTAGGATAAAGTACCCATGACATTTGCCACTTTGTAGCCCTTCCTTTCCCTACCGCTAACCTTTTATACATTCTTAATATATCGCCACGCCGCATTAGAATAGTACCCTTACTCATCCCCATCTCCCTTATTCCATAGCGCTACGAACCTCATTTCCCTTCTCCTATCCTCCCTCGCTAGCTTTTCCTTCTCATGCTCTAGCATTATCTCCTCCTCCGTCATCTTCAACAATCTAATCTCCTCCTTCAACCTTTCCGCTTCCTTCTCTTCCCTTAACTTCCTTAGTTCCTCCCGTAGCCTACTAAGTTCTTCCATATCACTCACCTCTTACCTAGATGTAGGCTAAGTTTAATGCCACCAAGTGATTCTAAGAGGATGGCGATAGTTAGCGCACAGAATGCTAGTGGAATGAGTAATAAGATAATTGCTAGCATGAAAGGGAACGATAGTACCAATGAGATAATAAACTTAACTTGTTCCATGTTACCACTCCTTACCTACCATATTTGTATGAATACCTAATTTACATAAACAAGGCTCTAGCTTTCCTACATCAACACCAGCCTTCCACTTTATACCTTCATCCTTATTCTTATACACACCTATCACCTCACCTTTATATAATAGCCTGCCATCTTCTAACGCATACAGCCACTCACCATGCAGGTCACTTACCGCCCTTAGTTCCCCACCTAGCTTATATCCCCCTCTTCTAACCTCTCTCTTAGCTAGCTCATCTTGTATCAGGGGCGTATTCTGCAATTCGTACAACATACACTCCGCTAGCCCCCTCCAATCAGGCTCATTAAACCAGTACACATTAGCCTTACTCTTTAATTCGGCTATATCCCCTTCTACCGCCTTTTCCAGTATGCCTAGCCAGTTTACTACTACCTCAATATTACTGGTCGCCATACCTACTAAGCTCTTACCGAATACCCTGATAGCGGACAGCGCATCCCCTTCCTCTTTCAACCTATCCTTAGCCCCTCTATAGACCTCCTTACTAATATCCATTACATATCCACCCATACAGTATCACTTACATACATCTCCTTAATCCCCCATAACCTTTCAGCGTGGCTAATAGCTTTGCCCGCCAGTCCGGGTCTAAACTTACACTCCCCACTTACCACTTTCATGTTAATACTACCACTACTAATAACAACCCCACTATTACCCTTATAAACCACTATACTCCCCTTATCTACCCATATTCCTACCTTCCCTACCTTATCCCCTCCAGCCATCACCTTACCTATCTCTTCCCCTAACTCCTTACTAAACCCATCTACCACTTCCCCCATATCAACCCTTAACTTATCCAGCAATTCTAGCATAGTACAACCTCCTGTTTGTTATGGTTAGGTTATCCCTAACCCCTTTCAATAAGCTAACATCTTAAATCAATAAAATCAATTTATGATTCTTAATTTAATTTTTTACCTATTAGCCTTAGGATATACTAAACTAACCTTCTATGATAGGATTATGGTATAGGTATCTAGGTTAAATCGTTGGATTGCATGGAATATCTGGAAAAAGTGCGTCCCCCTAGCGCGCCTGATTTAAGTTTTTACAATATACCCTACAAAATAAAAAAGATAATTATTCTACTCTATTAAACCTAATATACTAATAATCTATATATAACATAATAATAACCTAACATCATAGTGTTTCTTTTTTTCAGACTTTTTCTAAATTACATAATCCTAAAGATTCTTTAAGCCTTCACGCGAAAACCTAAACGCCCCGACCGAGGGGGAGACACTTTTTTCCGCACTTCCCGCTTTTTTAACGAAATAGACTAACACACTAGCACTAACCTACCCAACCTAACACTAATCCCCCAATCTTGAATCAACATTAAATAAATAATATTTATTATACCACATTAGTCTGAGTACTAATAACCTACTCCCACTGCATCTAATCTAATATACTATCTCGCCTGAGTATAGTACAGCCTTGTTAGTAGGTCTAGCTTATCCCATCATACTAGCGTAGTATCATAATCCCACCATATACTAATATAATCATATAATCATATGCTAATATAATAATAGTCTAATATAACACCCGTAAAATAGGCATCTAAATAATAGCAAGCGCCATGCCAACCTAGCCACGCCATAGCGTAAAAAATCCGCCCCTATGGTGCAAAATTACCCCTTGCGTAGCCTAGCCCTTGCCGCTATAATTTCCACATCGGCAAGGCGGAACGCCGACACCACAAAAAGGAGGCTACACAATGGCGAAAGACTACACCCTTTACGATTATGACCTTACCCCACCTAAGAAAAAAGACTAGCACAAAAAAGGTTTACGCTAGGGGTTGACAACCTAAACGCTAGCCCCTAGCGTTCCCCCTATACTACAGGAGGCTACACAATGGAACTTATAACCATGATAATCATCATCCTAGCCGCTATCTTAGGAGGGCAAGATAATGAACAATAAAGATATTTATACACGCATAGCGAAGCGGCTGGAATTGCACCTGCTACGCCTAGCCCTTGAAAACGACACCTACGCCCAGAACCGCCATGATGTCATCCTTATAGCGGAACTGGTCGCCCCGTCTTGGCTAGTCGAAAACATGAAACACTTTTATCATGTAGGGGCTAATTAAATGCCAGCAATTAACACTATACGCACAAGGGGTTATGCTTTACAACTTCCAGCGGACTTGCTAACACTAGCCAAAAAGAGCATAGACGATAATGCAACTCACTATGCTTTCGCTCACGCTATCGAATCGGGGCTATATTCGCAGCTTAACGCTATGATATGTGCAGGCATTGAACCCACAGGGGGCAATAAGACTTACACCCTAGCCGACACCGTTAAGCTATACGATACCGAATAAACCCCCTTATTGCGAGGGTAGGCGTATGCCCTACCGCCATATAATTAACAATAACAGGAGCTTACAACATGAAACAGAACTTGCACCCTATGACCAGCTTGCAGGTAACAAGAACGGTAAAGGCTGAATACAATCTTGCATTGCCTTGCCCCATTAACGAACTAATCGCCCAACAATCCAACAAGTATCAACGAGACTTGCTAGTTGATGCCCTAACCTTAGGACTGGAAGCCCTATTAAAGCAATATGCAGCCGAACAGGGCAACGACCTATCTTTTACATCTATTGGGCTTGCGGAGCTAGCCAGCTATAACACCAAGCACGCCCAAGAGTAACACCCACCAATCTTGCGAGGGTAAGCGCACGCCTTACCGCCCCGATATATCAATGCTTGCAACATGCCACGCTTTGTTATATTATAACCCCAAGCCGCAAGGCTTAAATCAAACTTTAGGAGTCAGAACCATGACAAACGAAACCACCCCCGCAGGCGTTATCACCATTAAAACTAAGTCAAAAGTCAACGGTAAACAAGTTGAGAAATCTTCACCTTACCGCCAATATACCTTTGCCGAACTGCTAAACCTAGCGCAAACAGCCGCAGACGAAGAACTACAAACTTTCATCGTTGAATGCTATCACCTTGGCGCAACTTCACGCTTACGCAACTGCATCAATCGTGATGCGGTGGCACAGTATAACGGCGCACCTATCACTGCTAACATGCTATTGGAGATGCAGCAGCAAGCCGAAGCGAATAAAACCAACAATGCAGAAGGGCTAGCCGCCTTCCGCGAAGTGGTCAATCTATGCGTAGCGGTAGCCGAAAAAGCTGGAATGAGTGCGGCAGGTTGCGACAAGGTGCGCAAGCTAGTCTCGAACCCTGTAGGCTTATCGGTTGCATCCGAAAGCATAAAAGGTCGCATTCGTTCTATTGTGGAATCACTGCAAGGGGCTTTAGATGACGAAGCACTAGAACGCCTCGCCGCACCTTTAACTAAGCTATCGGATGCACTCGATAACGAGGACGATGGCGAAGAGTGGTAAGCCACACCTAAGCACCAACCACCAACCAAAGGGGGGGGGCAAGTTTACGCTTGCCCCTTTTTTTTTGCTATTTTCAATGCCTAGCCTAGCTGTTACCCTATACTAGCCTAAGCCTGAGAACAGCTAATCTGCGCTAAGAATAGTTCGCAGGCTCACAAACCTACATCCCCCCAACCCCCCAAGGGGCTTTTTTAAGATTAAAAGCTCTCGCCTATTAAAGCAGTCCATAAAAAATTTCTAAAAAATTTTAGAGTACAGGAGTAGACTAATGCATGATATAAATAGCTTAGATAAAGCATTGACTCCACAGCAAGAAAGAGTAGCGGTATTGTTGGCTAGTGGCTGCAGTAAGAAGCAGGTAGCAGATGCCACAGGCTTTAGCCTTGGGTACATCAGCCAGTTGTGTAAAAAAGATGCAGTTAAAGATAAGATGGTTGAAGTTAGTAGTGATAGGATGGAGTTAGACCTAAAACGGAAAAATAAGTATGATAAGCTAGAAGTTACCTTGTTGAATGGTATCAGAGAGCGGGCGGCTACTGGAGACATGAGCGAGTTAACAAGGGCACTGGATGTGGTTAGTAAGCATAATCCTAGCAGACAAGTTAATGGTATGCAGGCACAGAATGCGGGTGAGATGGGTACGGTTACTGTTAGTCTGCCAGCGCATATCCTAGGCGGATTAAGTATCCAGACTAATGCTAGAAATGAGGTAATAGAAGTTGACGGGCAAAGCATGTTACCCTTGACACCAAAGGCGATTGAAGGTAAGCTTAATGGTATAAACAATGAGTGAAGGAGATAGTCATGCCAAAGTTGAACAAGATGCAGATTCACGCACTGGCTGCCCGATTGCAGGACAAAGCCAAGAAGTAACCCTAAACATTGAGGAAGTAAGGCTAAGGTGCGCAACAGATTTAGATATGTTTGCTGCGCTTATGCTTACAGGCATACCGCTAGTCAAGTTTCCTCCATATTACCATAACCTATGGCAGTTATTCACTACGCTTGAGATGGATACCAGTAAGGTGTTTCGTTTCGCGTTAGGGCTGCCTCGTGGTCACGCTAAGACATCATTTATTAAGCTGCTAATCTGCTGGTTAGTACTATATAACAGGGCACACTTCATACTAATGGTATGTAGTACAGAGCCTCATAGTTATAATATGATGGATGATGTGGATTATATGCTGTCTAGCCCTAATGTATTACATATCTGGGGCAACTGGAAGAGTGGGCTAGTCCGTGACACTAAAGGATTAAAGCGGGGTAAGTTTAACGGTAAGGAAGTGGTACTTGCGGCACTTGGTGCTGGTACTAGCGTCCGTGGGCTTAATATCCTCAACACACGCCCAGATGTCATCATCATGGACGATATTCAGACAAAGGAGTGCGCTAAGAGCGAGACTGAAAATAAGGCACTTATGGAATGGCTTACTGGTACATTGTTAAAGTGTAGGGACATGCAGCGTGCGCTATTGATATACATTGGCAATATGTATAATGAAGACTGTGTGCTTAATCAGCTTAAATTACATCCTCAGTGGCAGAGCTTTGTAGTAGGTGCTATACTGGCGGACTGGACTACGCTATGGCCAGAGATGTTTACCGTAGAACAGCTCATCAATGAGTATAAGCATGATAATGCACTAGGGCTTGGTGATGTATGGTACAGTGAGGTAATGAATATACCTGTAGGAGGTAAGTTAAGTTTGCTGCCAGAGGGTAAACTACCTGATACGCCTATTATAGATGGAGAAGTACCTATAGGCAGCTTCATTACAATTGACCCTAGTGGATACAGGAAGGATAGTGATGATACTGTGATAGCTGGGCATTGCATCTATGCACCTATGCATTATAGAGTAGAGCAGATTAAAGCTAGCGTTATGAACCCGGGTGAGTGCATACAGCGCGCACTAGACATGGCGGCGGAGCTTAAATGCAGCCACATATTCGTTGAGAGCGTAGCTTATCAGCAATCGCTTAAATGGCATCTAGAGGAAGCCTTACGAGTAGGTAGTAATCTAAATGTTAAGGTGTACGAAGTTAAGCCTAGCAGGAGGAATAAGACTAGCCGTATTCGTGCGTGGATTAAAACAATCCTAGAAGGGAGTTATAGTCTAGCCCCTCGCGTACGCAATACGGTCATGTTTCAAGCATTAGCCTTTAAGGTGGAGCGCACTGATAATAAGGATGATATATTAGACGCTTGTGCTTACGGGCTAGATGTCAGGAATGACTATCAGGATTTAGTAGTTGACAGGTACGATGATAGCTGTGATAATCATGCGAATGTGCATGTAATTGATAACAACAGTTTCTTAGATTAGGGGAATATATGGCAAACGCATTAGTATTAAGTAAGAAGTCTCAGGATAGTCTGGTACGCTACGCTACCTCCGTCCTTGAGACTAAGCGCAGATTCACGCAGTTTGCAGATAAGCTGGCTAGTGTGGACATTGCTTACGCCTGTTACAAAGCTACGCAGGTGAAGGATGCATTACCTGTTAACGAGGTAGATTTAGCTAAGCTATTACCTGTATCTGATGTGCAGATTCCTATCATCGCCAGTCAAGTGGACAGTGTAGTAGCTTACTTAGTAGATGTATACCTTAGCGGTTATCCAATCTTCCCTATAGTCTCCAATAGCCAGAATAAGGTTATAGCTGAGAAGTTTGAGAGTATTGTGGATAGTCATGCCGTTAAGGGTAGATATGCCAGACAGTTTCAAATGCTATTCCGTGATGCAGCTAAGTATAACTTCTGTGCATTGGAGGGCGCTTGGGGTAGCATGGATGAGTTTAGTAAGGCGTTAGCTAAGTCCTTTGGTAGCAAGGATAGAGAAGGGTTATCTCCTAGCCAGTTGTTGACTAAGGTGCGTAGGTTAGACCCCTATAACACCATCTGGGACTATCGTGTAGCTCCCGCCGATGTAGCGGAGCAGGGTGAGTATGGCGGGTATGTAGAATTAATGTCCCGTATTGAGCTTAAACGCTTACTTAATAAGTATAGCCGTGAACAAACCCATATGAATGTCAAGCTTGCGCTTAATAATAAGGCTGGTATTAGTGCATTGGCTTCTGGTAGTGTAGCCGAAGGCAGCATAGCTAGTGCTGGTTCACCTATCACTTTCGTAGATAAGCCTCAGGTTAGTAAATATGTAGATAGTGGTGCATATGCACAAGGTAGCACCTACCTAGAATGGTTAGAGGGGACTACACAAGCCCCGGGATTGTACCCCGGCTATGCTAATATGTACGAAGTAGCCACAATCTATTGCCGCATTATCCCTAAAGAGCATCATATTGTAGTACCTGAGGTTAATACCCCGCAAATCTGGAAGTTACAAATTGTAAATGAAGCTGTGATAATCCATGCGCAGCCTGTAGAGTCCCCCTATGACCGCCTACCCATTATGTTCGGACAGGCTATTGAGGATGGCTTCAGCTACCAAACCCGTGGCATTGGCGAAGCACAGCAACCCTTCCAGCAAGCAGCTAGTGATATGTACAACATCCGCATCAACAGTGCTAAGCGTAGTATCAATGACCGCGGCTTATATGATGCTAACCTTATAGACCCTGTAGATGTGAATAGCCCTACACCCGCAGCTAAAATCCCAGTGCGTAATCTTACAATGGGTAAGACCCTAAACGATGCCTACAAGCCTATCCCATTCCAAGACACTAGCACTACAGGCGCAATGCAGGACTTGCAACAAACAATCCAAATGTCCAATATGCTGTTCGGCATTAACCCTTTCCGTCAAGGGCAGACTGTTAAAGGCAACCGTACCTTAGGCGAGTTCCAACAGATTGATAACAGCGCCAGTCTCCGTAGTCGTATGATTGCCTTAATGATGGAAATGCAGGTTATGATGCCCTTGAAGGATATTATCAAGTTAAACATTATCTCTCATAAGGATGAGATTACTGCATTATCCTTCAATACTGGAGACCTACATACTGCTAAGCCGGGCGAGTTCCTCGATACTGTACTAGAGTTCAAGGTAGCTGATGGCTACACCCCTAAATCTAAGATGGCGGACACTCAGCAGCTTCAACTAGCCTTCCAAGTCTTACAGCAGAATCCTCAGATTAACATGGGTTACGATATGCCAGACCTATTCGCCCACTTAATGAGCCTGATGGGCGTTAAGAATCTATCCCAGTATAAGCTAGACCCGCAGGCGAAAGAGTCTATTATTGCTGCCGCTATGCCTTACTTGGGTGAGATGATGCAAATGGCACAACAGCAGCAGGGACAGCAACAAGGCTAGATTAAAAAAGCACCTCGGTCAGTAAGCTGCGAACATGTAGTTTATTCCTTGGAGCAGGGCGTAGCCCGTCCACCCAGACGAGACCAGTCAATGTACCCTAGCGAGAGCCTGAAAGCGCGTAAGCGCGACTGGCGGTAGTGGGTACTTGACGGTCGTAGTCGGGGGACTAGGGTAGCTCTGCGTTCAAGGATATACGGAATAAGGAGTCTATATGAAGTTAGAAGCTAATACTAAAGCCTTACCTTGGGTGTTTAATGATGAGGAGGTTAGGCTAATCCGTCATGCCTTAGGCAATGACTTAATTAAAGCTTATCTACAACGCATTAAACATGATGCATTGGAGCTTAAATTATTACCTCCAGAATCAGCTAATGCTGATGATATAAGGTATAATAATGCCTACCTAGCAGGGCAGGTACAAATTTTAGACGCATTACTTGCGGCTAATGTAATAATCCCACGGGATACAACAAAGGAGTAAATTATGTTATCTAAGTTATTCAGTACGCCTACTGGACAGCCTGCACAGGCGCAAGGCGCAGCCCCACAAGACCAGCCACCAGCTGCAACTGCTAAAGACCAGATTACCACTAGCTCGGGCAATTCCGTAGACCCTGCAGCAGCAGGTGTGGCTAATCCTGCTAATCCTGATTCTGGTAAATCTGAGGTAAATCCTCTTGACGCTTTTAAGGATTTATATAAGACTGAAGCGAACGCAGACCAACCAACTCAGCCTAAGCTAGAAGTAACCACCGAGCTATTGGATAAGATTACCCCTAGTTTAGACTTCACCTCAGGCTTACCACCTGAAGTACAACAAGGCTTGAATAGTGGCGACCCTAAGGCTATTATGGCTGCTATTCAGCAGGTTGGTGTAAACTCTTACAAGACTGCAATGCAGCACAACGCAGCCTTAATCAATGACCACCTAGACAAACGCTTTGAGTCCTTCAAGCCTGAAGTTCAAGCTAGCGTCAATCAAACCATCACCTCACAAGCGTTATCTTCATTACCTAACGCAGACAATCCAGTAGTTAAGGCTGAGCTTGACCGCGTAGCCGCTCAGTTACGCGCTAAGTACCCTACAGCCGACAATGCTTGGATTGCTAAGCAAACGAATACTTACCTAAGCGAGCTAGGTAAGCAATTAAATGGTACTCCAGCTGTAGCCGCAGAGCCTACGCTACCAGATGAGGTAGATTTTTCCAAGCTGCTAGCTGAAGACTAATATTAGGAGCTTATTATGCCACCAGTAACTGGCGTCTTTAACGCCAACTTTAACCCAGCGCAACTTAACATGCGCTCTTTCAACCATGCAATCTTGCGTTTGTATGCAGGCGGTTCAGCCCCCTTGTTTGCGCTTACTGCACAAACTAAGAAGGGTCGTGCCGTATCATCTACGCATGGTTACTTTACGAAGACTTTTAACTACCCTACCTTGACTATGGGCGCTACTGCAGCAGCGGCAGCAGTTACTACATTAACTGTAGCCTCATCCGCAGGTCTAGTTCCAGGTATGATTTTTGAAGTCCCTGCTACCCGTGAGCTTATTAAGGTAGTATCCGTACCTTCTGCTACTACTATCACTGTAGCTCGTGGCTACGGTCGTATTGCTGCAGGCGCTATTGCTGCAGGTGTAGTCTTATCTGGCGTTGGTAATGCACATGCTGAAGGGTCTAATCGTCCTACTGCACGCTCCATTACCACTACCCATGTACCAAACTATACGCAAATCTTCCGTAATGCTTGGGCTGTGACTGATACCGCTCGTGCATCTTTGGTAGAGGCAGGCTTTGGTAATGTGACTGAATCTCGTAAGGACATGGCACTAATGCATGCCGCAGACATGGAGTCTGCACTGTTCTTCGGTCAGCCTCAAATGATTACCACTGGTACTCAGCCAGAGCATACCACTCAAGGTATCATTGATGCCGTTCACCAGTACGCACCTAACAATGTTAAGTTAGCAGGTGCTACGACTAACTACACTCAACTTGTAGCTATGTTGGAAAGCATGTTCGCAGTTAACTCTGATATCGGTAATGCTCGTCAGCGTGTAGCCTTTGTTGGTGCTACTGCTATGCGTGTACTTAATGATATTGGTCGCTTGAACGGTGTAGTTGAGATTACTTCTCAGGAAACTACCTTTGGCTTGCAGTTTAATACCTTGAAGTTCTACAAAGGTACTATCCGCTTAATTGAGCACCCAATGTTCAATGACATGCCTGCTTTGGCTAACACTATGGTAGTCGTGGACTTGCCTGCTATTCGACTGGCTTACATGGAAGGTCGTGATGCTAAGGTTGAGGAGTATGGTGTAGGTGGTAAACCTGCGTTGCAAGGTCAAGATAGCGTAGGCGGTAGCTTGACATCCGAATTTGCTTGCGAGTGCATTAACCCTGCTACTTGTGGTATTATTTCAGGACTTACAGCTGGTGCTTAATGGTATTGGGGAGCTAGTCTCCCCTCTATCTAATTTATTAAAAGGAGTGTAGTATGACTGGTAAATCTAATAAGCCTAATTTGACCGATATGTTGGATGCGGCTAGTAAAGGACAAGATGTATCTAATCCTGAGCCTGAAGTTGAGGTTGTTAAGTTGCAGGCTGGTGAAGTATTGTTCGAGCGTAAGTATGAGCATATCCCTGTGAATACCCCATTACCCAATGGTACAGAGATTAGCATGCCTTATGTTACATCTAATAAGGACGAAATTAAATACTTAACTGAGTTTGCTGAGCATTGCGGCTTAGTCGAAATCACTAAGGGGTAAATCATGGCACTAGGGGATATTATAGCTACAGTAATCGACATTACAGGTCGTCCTGATAAGGAAGTCTATATGCGCGCAGCTATAGATTCCCTAGTGCGTATGCTTGCAGGCATAAGAGACAATCCCATAAGTCTAGTTGACGCGCCACAACAGGTAGACCCTGCACTTTTAGTGCATTCCATTCCTGTACCAGCAGACTTACGAGAGGTCGCTTATATTAGACCTAACTTATATAATGCACTGCTAACCCGTATTACGCCTCAGAAGGCATTCATTAACGGATTACCAGTGACAAATTGTTACTACCGTAGCGGTAACAACATTATCGTGAACCTACAGCAAGGGCATCAGGTTAGCACTCTATTATTCGGGTATTATGCGCATCCTGCTGCGCTAGTATTGGATACAGATACTAACTGGGTAGTACAGGATTATCAGGATGTTTTGATTGATTTGTTAAGTGCTAAGGTATTGCGTGTGACTGGCGATGTACAAAGTGCTAACGGTCTGGAAGCTGGCGTTAAGTTACGCATTCAACAGCTCATGGACTTCACAGAATCTGATGTAAGGATTTAAGACTATGCTAGGGAATGCTAAGGCATTTGATAAGCCTAAGGGTGCGGCTAAGGCTGCACCAGTTGCTCCACCTCCTCCTCCAGCATTAGGGACTATTACAGGGGCGTCTGTTGCCGCTATCCCATTCTCTGATTGGGGTGGTGTGCTTATGGATGACCCTATAGCCTTGTCCTTTGATGGCAACTGGCTGGGTATTGGTGTAGACGCAAACAACTCAAATAACCTATTGCATATCCCTACATTATTTAACTGCCCCAATACTAACTTATCGGTTGGTATAGGCTCGTTTGCAGGTGATAGCATAACTACTGGGTTGGAGAATGTAGCCCTAGGTAATCACGCAGGGTTCAGCAATAGCACTGCTAATTACAATACTTCCGTAGGCAGTTACGCAGGCTTCCAGAATCAGACTGGTATAGAGAATATAAGCTTCGGGCATTTTGCAGGTAAGAATAACCTAACAGGTTCTAATAACATTGCTATAGGAGGTAGTGCTTTACTAACTGCCTCAGCGCTAAGTGATACCATATCTGTAGGTAGGGGCTCATTGAAGGCACTTACTACGGGGGTAGGTAATCTGGCTATTGGCTCAAGCACCTTAGCTTCTCAGGTAACTGGAATGCAATGTACGGCTATCGGTTATCGCGCCCTATTCCTTAACAAGGCTAATTATAATCTCGCTCTAGGCGGTATGGCAGGCCACAGTACCACCACAGGTACTGGCAATGTTTATATAGGTTATAACTCTGGGCTATCAGGTTCAACTGGAAGTAATAATACTGCCCTAGGCGTAAACGCCTTGAAAAATATCACAACGGCTACCAATAATATTGCTATAGGCGGTAACGCTTTAATATCAGCCAATGGTACTGGTAATGTGGGCATAGGTCAACGCACCTTACAGTTCTCTAGCGTAGGTAATAATGTAGCTATTGGGGATTCTGTACTAGCCCAGTGTACCACTGGTACACAGAATGTATCTATTGGTAGGGATTCGGGGCAACAGTTAACCTCAGGCACTGGCAATACCTTACTAGGTGCTGGTGCAGGGAAAGCTAACACTACAGGCAGCTATAATACGCTTGTAGGTGCATTTCCTATGCAACTAGGCTCTACTGGGGGAAGCAATACCTTAATTGGCGCATTCGCTGGACGCTTTCTTAAGACTGGCAGCAATAATTCATTCCTAGGCTACGGCGCAGGTATGTATAATAATGGACTACGGAATGTGTTTATAGGTTACATGACAGGTAGTGCAGCTACTTCTGCTAATGTAAGCGATACATTACTAATTGGATACAATACCGCTAAGCCCGCCTTAATACAAGGTGAGTTCATTAACCAGAATGTAGGTTTATCAACTAGCAGCTATGGGGGTGGTAAGGGAGTACTAGCTATGATGAATGCAGTAACTGCCCCCTTGACAAACCCAGTTGGTGGGGGTATTATATACATAAGCGCTGGAGCTTTGTACTACAAAGGTAGTGCAGGCACAGTAACCCAATTAGCTTTAGCTTAGGAGCATTACAATGCGTGACTTCAAATTCGGCATTCAAAAGGTAATCAAATTGCCTATAGGGGTAAGTATAGAGTATTTTCATCTAGCACATTTAATGGATGATTATGAGACCTCTACCTTATCATGCACATTAAAACCTTACATCAGTAAGGCGATTGCCTTAGGTGGGGCAGAACCTCTAGACCTATCTTCAATGCCTGATATGGTACTAAACTTCCATTACCCTAGTAAGTCTGTAACGAGTCGCTACAGTGATGAGAAGGCTATCCTAAAGCATATTATCGCCACCGAGCCTATGTTTAGCGGGGGTACGATAGTATGAATGCTAAGGTTACATTAACCCTTGATGAAGCTAAGCGAGTAGCTGAAGTATTAGCAGAATGCACTGGGGCTAATGCTGCCCGTGCCTTTGTATTTATGGAACAGTTGATAATTGCTGCGCAACAGGAAGCCTCAGATGACGATTGAAGCTACTCGTCTAGAGGTAGAGCATATGAAGGGACAGCTAGACTCTATGGCTGAGGGGCAGTCTGAAATTAAAAAGGAGCTTAAAGGTATAAATAAGCTTTTAAGTCATGTGGTAGCCTTGCAAGAGGCTAATGCACTCATCCAAGCTGAAGTGTCTAAACTTCGTACTAAATCTCATACTCATGCACAAACCTTACAGATTCAAGAACTTAAGTTAGCGCACATCGAAAAGGAGCTTGAGATTATCACTACTAGGGTAAAGGATACGGAAAACTCAGAGGCTAAGTTGAAAGTGGATACAGCTAAAAATACAATGGTAGCTTCAGGCGTTCTCATGCTTATATTCAGCCTAGCACTATACTATATTAAAGGATAAGGAGATTATTATGCAAAGAGCACAAGATTTGATTATTAAGCACGAGGGTATTCGTGATATGCCCTATAAGGACTCCGCAGGTATATTGACTATTGGCGTGGGGCATAATCTAACCTCTGCACCCTTACATCCTAAGGTAGTTCAGCTTATGTTTGCCATTGATTATGATAATGCTTATGCAGCTGCTAGCCTATACCCATGGTTTCAAGGTCTGGGTGATGTACGGCAAGCGGTAGTAGTGGATATGATTTTTAACCTAGGTGCTACAGGATTTAGTAAGTTTGTTAAGTTTCAGGCTGCCTTATCTAAGGGTGACTATGTAACTGCTGCTGCAGAACTTAAAAACAGTAAATGGGCTACCCAAGTAGGGGTTAGAGCTACAGACCTAGAAACTATGATGCTTACAGGAAAGTGGTTATAATGGCATTCGACCCTTTAACAGGTATCCTAGATATTGGAGGCAAGCTTATTGATAAGCTCCTCCCAGACCCTGAAGCTAAAGCTAAGGCTAATCTCGAGCTCGCTAAACTCGCAGAGAAGGGTGAATTTGATGGTTTGAAGTTGCAGATGAGTGCTATTGTTGCCGAGGCTAACAGTGAAGACCCTTGGACTAGCCGTGCCCGCCCTTCATTTCTATATGTAATGTATGCTATGATTCTAGCTGCTATCCCTATGGGTTTCCTCATGGCGTATAATCCTGCAGTAGCAAAAGATGTGATTGCTGGTATGAAGGATTGGCTAGCTGCCATCCCCGACCCTATGTGGGCGTTGTTTGGCACTGGCTATCTAGGCTATACCGCAGCTCGTGAAGTAGGTAAGCATAGCAAGAATAAATGGGGGAAGTAATATGCCACAAGCATTACCAGTTGATGCCTATCCTATAGCTACGCAGGACGGCAAGCAAATCCATTTGGATATGGTACGGGTGCTTACATTGCACTCCGTGACCTTTAATATCACTACAGGTACAGCCCTCGATACAGCCCCGTTCGTACAGGACGGGGTTTTTGTGCTTTACGCTACAGAGGACTGCATCGTAGACTTTGTAGGGGTAGCCGTTAAGCCTGCTGCTGGGCAGGCTGCCCTATTCATATCCGCTGGCGAGCGCGTGACTTGTATGCTACCTCCTGCAGCTACAGGCTTTAGTGCTATTGGTATCTCTGTAGCGGGTACTCTATATATACAGCAAATCTCAGCCTTCGCAGGCTTAGCAAATGATGTTACACTAGGAAATCAATAATGACTAAGAAAACTTATCCCGTAGACCTAAGTATCCCTGTCTTTCCTTTTGGGCAGGAATATCATCCTGATAAGGCAGAGCCTGGTATGGAAGCTGGTAGGTTAGCAGTACCCCCAAAGCTTACTCCTTTAGATATTCAGAATGTATTGCCTACACCCTTAGGTTACGCGTCCTTCTTTGGTTCTAATGATTTAGGACTTCCTAATCTGCCTGAGGGTACGGAGCGTATATTCACCTACTTGGACGCTGCAGGTAATAATTTCATCATAGCTCTAGGTATGTATGGGGCGTATGTATCTAGGGACGGTATTACTTGGGACATTACTGAGGGGTTAGCTCTGCCTACTGGACAATTACAAGGTCTAGTGCGTAATTCTGTATCCGCAGCCATACTTACGGTTACCCATCATCAGCCTCTGGCTATGCCCCCTGCTGATACTGTACTTGCAAATCATAACTTTGCTAGTCAACGCTTAGGTTATGACTCCTCTTATTTCTTAGCTAGCGGTGCACTGCATCCTTTAGGTATGCCCTTAAATAGTACCCTACCCTTGTATATAGCTTATGCGCCAGTAAATAATGGCTACTATGCTCCTAAGCGTATTGATATGCCTTACGATAGTGCCTATACGCCTACTACATCCTATGCATATACAAGGGATACGCATACCATAGACCTAGCCGGTATGACAGTAGTAGCTGGGCATACATATCAACTTACGAATTACTATTCAGACGCCTTATATACTGCGCAGGCTGGAGATACGGCTACTCAGTTACGAGATGGACTACTGGCTAACCTGCTCGGTAACCAAGCTTCAGGTACGGTAAAGGCTGACGGAGCTACCAGAATTCAAGTGCATGAAGCTTCACCCTACAGTTCCGCCCGTAAAGTATCGTTATTCGACCTTACAGCTGCACAGGCTGCAGTAGGTACTCTAGTAGGTACTCTTGACGGCTCAGCTGTTTCATTGAAGCGTAGAGTGTTAGACCTTTCGGCTCACAGGGGTAAGGTATGTTATGCGGTATTTAGTTATGTAGGTGCTGGTACTCCTAGCCGTTATGAAAGCTTCCAATTTGCCATGGATTATGTAGAGTTGGGGGATTCTTTAAGCTATTTTTATCCTCTGAGTAATGGCTTAGGTACAAAAGTATTCTTCCCTTGCCTAGGCTATCAATTCGAAGCTGCTAAATATTCGGTAGCTCTAGGCTGGAAGGTTGATATATATGCAACCAATGTAGCCACTCTTATGCCATTTAGCTTCTGGGACAGGAATACAATGACCTGCCTAGGATGGAGTAGTTCTAAGGTACAGCCTAATGAAAAATTGCATTGTATCAACCTTGCAGGCAGTGCTACCGTAACAGTACCTGCTACTACATTGGCGAATACACTATACAATACTACTACTTTAAAGACTCAGATGGTAACTGCCCTGAATACGGCTATCCCTACCCTAAATGCCAAGAATCTACTAGATTTAGCTCCCACAAGCGCCAGCTTTATGGTATTTGACGCCCAGCCTTCCCCAGTTTATGTGCTTCCTTCGCCTAGTGCCTCGAATCATACCCTAAGTTGGCATAATGGGGTTAATACATTTGATGGCGTCAATGGCTTAGCGGACTGGGCAGTACAAGACAGTGTAATTGCAGGTAACTCTATTACTGCATTAAGGTTCTCAGGGACTGCTAACCTAGTACCTACGGATGTATATGCCCTAATCTCTGGTGGTGAGCCTTGCCCTATTACTGACCCGTTAGGTATTTGGACTGACGCAAATTATCACTTTACTGGTGCTCAGATTAACGCAGCTATTACTGCGGGTACTACACTATTTACTCATTGTCGTGATTCTGCTACCTACTTATTCAGGTTTGGGAATAGTGGCGTAGCTCATCCTGTTACCGTAACCCTATCTAATATCTCAGGTAGTGCTCATGGTATGGATTATATGGGGCATGCAGAGAACTTTTATATTGACTACCCTGCAGGAGGTACTATATTATCCGTAGGTGGGGATAAGGGAGGTACTCTACAGAAGCTCTTACAGACTTTCACTGGCACGGCTAATGACTGGTGGCGTATGGGACATAGGTTCACTACGCCTGGCGCTACCACAGACTACCTTACAAGGCTAGGTGTAACCAACTTCCAGCAAGACCCTACACCCGCCTCTACAGTATCGGACTGGGTTAGTCTTACATTACAGCCTGCAGGTACGAACCTTGAGGCTTTTGTAGATGTTGTGCCTGGAGCTTGGACTGCTAAGATGCCTGATACCTATGCTATGACTTTCCCTTATAATGCAGGGGCAGTGGCTACTTTTACACCCAATTATCAGTCTGTCAATAGGCTCTATATAAGCACCACGGCTACCATACCTACTGTGAACTCTTGGTCATACGCCGTATTAAAAAATACTCTATATTGTTATCGTCAAGGGCTAGGCTATGTGCTTACCCTAGATTTAGCTACTGGTGCATGGGCACACCTTACGCCTACTTTTATCAATCTAGCGCAAATGCAAGGCATTTGTGCTGCTCGTGGGCGCATGATGGCATGGGATAGTACTAACTCTGTCTACACCTCATCCGCACTAGACCCTATGGACTTCACACCTAGTCTGAAGACCCGTGCTAATGTAACTAAGGTCGATGCATTGGTAGGTAACATTGTTTCCGTGCTTCCTATGGAAGAAGGGTTTGTCATCTATGCTACGGGTAGTATCGTACTGGCTAAATATGTAGGAGGAACTACTACATACTCATATAAGCTGCTAACTGATAGGGAAGGAGTACTAAATGCTTTAGCGGTTACTGTAGGTGACCCTCAGACTCACTTCGCATACACAGGGGAAAGATTGATTGAGGTGAGTGCTAGGGGGGTTAGAGCAATCTCAAATGAACTGTCTGCATATGCTAAGCAGTCTCTTGTAACCCCTAGGCTAGATTTTCTTGAGGGCAAGTACCTTGCCATTAGTCTTACGCCCACCACGGCTAATAATGTAAGGCAGCATGAGGTTATATACTTAGGCAGGAGCTTACAATATGGTATGGGCGGTAATCCTCCAGCAGACCCTATACGAAACCCTAGTTTCAACATGGCAGATGCTACTGGTTGGTGGGATATTAACTATACCGTACTAGCTCCACTGACTCTGAACAATACCTATAAGTATAATTATAGCCTATGGAATACAGCAGCTAATCCTACTGGTACTCCTCCGGGGCTAGAAGTACAGGCAGGTTTGACTTATACTCCTTATGTAGGGGATATGATTACTCCTGCAGATTATGTAGCCTTTAACGCTCAGTTATTATCTGATTATATTATACCCGAAGGTACTACTACCTCTGGGGTTAGAGTAGCTGTTAAAGATGCGACTTATAATAGTGTGCACCTTAAGTTTGATAACCAGAAGTTACTCGAGCCCTATGGCAGCCTTAGGGTAGCTCAACTTAGTCGTATAGATTCCTTTACCTTAGAGCTCTTGGCAGGCATAGCAGATTTTGCTGGTAAGGTACTGGATACTACTGTGCCTGACGGGGTAAGCACTACCTATACAGGCGGCAAGTGGAAAACCCTGCCTAACAATGCTTATGGACAGCCGCAAGGTACTACCGAACCTCTAGACTTTACAGTTACTTTCCAGACTTACCAATTTCCTTGGGGTACTAAACTCAACACTACTTATGCCTTAGCTTCTTACTCTTATGTAGTTACAAACTTTAATGATGTGCAGTACTTCTCAGACCCTGTAGCCGCTGAGGCTTATTGGAATAAACATTATTCTGTTGATGGTGGTAGTATGCAGGAGATGTATAATGGGGAGGCTATAATAAGCCTAGGTTACACTTATGCAGACCCTACGACTAACACATATTATCACTAC